GTGAATTATAAACCTGTCGCCAGGTTCCCTCGACCTGAAACTTGTGTGTCTCCGGATTAAGAGTCGTGAACTCGTATAGGACTGAATTTACAGTAAATAAACGAGCATGGTAATAATTCTTACCGACAGAAAGTTTAAAACCTAACTGTCTCACAATTCTTTTCCAGATAGCATAGTGCTCAGGATTTGATCTAAACAAAATATCATCCCCATTGGCGCGGCAGGGTAAGTCACGGGCTTTAATTTTCATGCCTGTGTATTCTTCCAAAGACATCCAGTAACCTATAACATTAACGTTACAGAGTTCCGGGAAACTAGTAGGAGAACCCATTAGCTGTCCATTGACCATAACAACGGCCAAACGTAATCCACCGGAGCCAGTGTCGAGTGATACAACAGTATACTCGATGCCAGCTTCATCAAATTTTAATTTTAAATCAGTGGAATACAATAGAACATGGGGAGATAAAACCTTCCTCAGCGAGTTAACATACTCGTTTAATTCAGGATAAGAGTCTAAGATAATCTTATACTTCGGATCGACAGATGCATTAGTGCATTCAATATCGATTAAATCCGTAGCAGAAGAATAGTCCGCAGAGACCCAACCAACGAAATCTAAAGATTTCTTAAGTTTGTTCTCTAACTCATCTTCCTGTTTCAACAAGTCATGGAGGATATCCTCGGTAAGAGGTTCTCCAGTTAGAACAAGTTGGGGAAATGTCTGCATATGTTGCCAAGAGGCTTTCTGAAAGGGTTTAGCTAAATAATAATTAGCAGCTTGACCTTTTGTGATATTACGGACCTTTAAAGGTTCGCGGATGGGAATTACTTCAGCTGCCAACATCTCTGGATGGAAATCAACCAGGGGTGTGTCGGGGTGAAGGAAAGCTTCCATCGGGTCATCAAAGTCAACCATATAAACAGGGTCTACACCCTGTATATGACAACCAGACGTCCGTTTTAATAAGGAACGAAAAGCTTCAGCAGGTATGGCTGAACCCGTAATCTCATGAATTGTACCATTATTATAGTGCATAGAGAGAAGATCAGGTTTAATAAGGGCAGGAATTGCAAAGGTAGGAGGTCTTTCCAGAGTATCTGGATCGACGTTCCAATCTAGTGAATCTTTTTCCTCATTGTAAGCCATATCCAATGTGGTGATTGAGAAAGTAGTAAAGTGGTTATTTACTTTATCTGTTGAGATTCGTATCTCTCGAAGAGAAACTATATCAGAATCAGATTGTAAATATTTAATGTCAGTAGGTAGATAATCCTCATGGATAATATCTAAAACCGCTTGACGTTGACCACCTAAATGTAAAGGGACTTCCAA